CGCCCTATTTCCATGTCAGATGCGTATTACTCTCAACTGTCCGTTAGATTTACAGGCTCTTCCTTTTTTGATGTTAACGCAACTTCTTCCCTATTTCGTTCGGTGGTATTCTGCGCCCGCCGATTCTTCTGCTCGTCAGGTGAAATTTATAATGATGCATTCGTAAGGGAGTTTATGTTGTGGGTACTTGACCCCGATACTTCTGTGTTATATAAACATATTTATCAGTACCGTGCTGTTCGTTGGTATGTTGAAACTTTTGTGAAACCGATATATAACAGTTCCGGTTCTGTCAATTCTTTAAAATCGTTGCTTTATGCTGCGCACCGTCACTATTCGCTATCCTCCTATTTAGGTTTGGATTCGTACACGTGTTTAAAATTACGTTTTGATTTCGTTGTCTGGAAAGATTATCAAAATATGATTCAGTATTTTCAGGCTTTGGAAAATGATAAACTTTTTGCGTATGAAAATTACGCTAGTATGTCTCCTTTTACGGGAACGTATGATTTTGATATTTTAAAAACACGCTCTATTTTTCAGTATCAAGTGCAACAAGCTAATATGTCTTATACTGAGAATATTAAACATAGAGCGGTTGTGGATTCTTATAAAAATTAATTATTATGGCTAATAAAGTTTTAGGTATGCATCGCCTTAAGAATAAGGTAAATCGTAATGCTTTCGATTTGTCTCATCGTCACATGTTTACTGCTCAAGTTGGTGAATTGCTGCCTGTTTTTACTCAGTGGGTTAATCCTAATGAGACGTTTAAAATTGGGTACAATGGTAAGACCCGTACCGCTGCCCTTAACACAGATGCGTTTACTCGCATTCGTGAAAACATACAGTACTATTTTGTACCTTTCCAGTCACTTTGGAAGTATTTTGAACAACAGGTTAATAATTTGACTAAAGGTGATGCAGGTCAGAATATCTCTAAATTTGCTAGTAGTTCTACTGAGGCATCTAAGATTTCAACATCTTTGCCTTATATTTCTTATGTAAAATTGGGACATTGGTTAAATTTAATGGTTATGCATGCTTTAAACGCTTGTGGTGCTTATTTTGCTTCTTATCCGGGTGTTTCTCTACGTTCTGCACAAGGTTTTAAAGACTTTTGTGTTTCTAGTGAAGATTTTGCTGATATTTTCGTTTGTGATGGTTATCGTTATTGTCGTGCTGCTAAGCTACTTATGGCTTTAGGTTATGGTAATTTTGATACTGTTATTCAGTATGATATTTATTCTTTTGCTGAACTTTATGTTGCTGATGGTAATGAATGGAACACTGGTAAATTCTCATTATCTGACTATTATCTCAAATTTAATATTTCTGAAGCATCAAAAATTCTAAACAGTCCTAATCTTTCGATTTTGCCTTTGTTGGCTTATCATAAGATTTGTAACGACCATTATAGAAATGAGAAATGGCAGCCTTTCGAACCTTGGACATGCAACATTGATTACTTGGCTCCTACTGATAATATGAATGCTCAATCGTTTATCTCTGAAGCTTCGTTCTCTAAGTTGATTACAACTATCATCGATTTGGAAAATTCTAATCTTCCAATTGATTATTTTACTTCGGTTTTGCCACGTGCTCAATATGGTGATGAGTCTGCTGTTCCTATCGGTTTAGATAATACTGATGCTACTTATATTGTTAAAGATTCTGCTGACCCTAAAAAGGGTGTTATTTTTGGTTCTCCGGCTCATACCCCTAATGATACTTTAGTGAAAGCTGATGATGACCCTACACCTGTTGATGGTTCTTATGCTACGTGGATTCGTTCCTCTTCTACTGGTGACGTTCTTCTTGGTTTTAGGGGTAAACTTTCTGCTGCAGGTTCTTCTTTGAAAATCTCTGCTTTGCGTTCTGCTACCGCTCTACAGAAATATAAGGAGATTCAAAATAGTAATGACCCCGATTTTGCTAATCAGGTCTTGGCACACTTTGGTATTAAGCCTAATGTTGATTCCCGTACATCAATTTTTATTGGTGGTGATGATAAAACTTTGAGCATTAATCCACAAGTTAATACTAATTTCGTCGATGGTGGTCAACCTGATATTAAAGCTATTGGTGTTGGTGATTTGTCTGCTGGTTGTAAGTTTACTGCTTCTACCTATGGTATGATTATTGGCATTTATCGTGCTGTTCCTCAACTTGATTATGCCCACGTCGGTATTGACCGTAATTTGTTCAAGTCTGACGCTACCGATTTTCCTATACCGGAATTAGATAACATAGGTATGCAGACTCAATTTAGATGTGAATTAAGTGCGCCTTTAATTGGAACTTGTGGAAAAGTTGTTCCTTTTGAGTCTTCTGCTAATTCTTTGGATATGTCTGTTACTTATGGTTACGCTCCTCGTTATGCTGAACTTAAGAGTGCTCGTGATTACTTTGAAGGTGGTTTTTGTGGAACTTATAAGAGTTGGGTTACTGGTTATGACCAATTTTTCCTTTCTCGATGGCGTCGCAATTTAGGAAGTCCATCTGCTGCTAATTATGGCAGCATTGATGATTTATTCAAGTGCCGCCCGTCTTTGCTTTATCCTATCTTTGTAAATCAGTGGTCAGGTACAGTAAATGACGATAAGTTACTTATTGGTAGTGTTAATACTTGTGTTGCAGTCCGTCCATTTAGCATGTATGGTTTGCCTTACTCAAAATAATTTAAAATTGTTTGATTATGATAGCTAAAAATAAAGTAGTTTATGTACCACCTGTTTATGAGGAAGTACAACATGAAGTAACATCTGTTGACGATAATAACAATCCTTTGTGTACGTCTTTTCACACTGATGTTTCTTTGTTGCAACGTATTGATAATATGCGTGCTGATGCCCAGACCTTGCGAGAGATTAAGGAATCTTTGCAGCCTATGATTGATACATCTAATTTCCGTTCCCAGTTTGAAGAAACTTTCGGCTCTTTGACTGATGATGAATTAATCAATTCTTGCCCTTCTCGTTATGTTCAAACGGCTAGTGAAAAAATGTCTTATCTTAAAGAACTTGCTATTAAAGATAAAGAGGTTCGTGATAAGGCTGCTGCCGCTCTTAAGGAGAAAGAGGAAAAAGAAAAGGCTGAAAAAGAAAATGCCGATTTCCAGTCTCGTTTAATGGATATTTTTAAGTAGTTCTGCCTATGTTGTCTAATATTATTTTAAGGAGTGCTGCCGCTTTTGGCGGTGCTCCTTTTCGCTTAAATAAGTGTACTGCTTTAACTTCTGCTGCTGGTGGTGCTGCTGCTGGTTCTGCTGCTGGTGGTGTTCCTGGCGCTCTTGTTGGTGGTGCTCTTGGTGTTGCTAGTTCATTACTTGGTGGTCTTTTTGGTAGTCATAATACCAATAAAACCAATGAAATGAATTATAAAATCATGCAAGAACAGAATCGTTTTAATGCTGAACAAGCTAAGAAAAATCGTGACTGGCAGGAACTCATGTATCGTATGTTTGGTACCTCTTCTGCTAAGGCTAATGATATGCGTGCTGCTGGTCTCAATGCTTTGCTTGGTGATGTATCTGCTAGTGGTAACGTTGGTAGTGGTTCTGCTGCTACTGCTGCGGAATCTGCTCAAATGATGCCTACTGATTATTCGTTTATTGCTGATGCTGCTCATAGTGGTCTTGCTGGATATAATACTACGCGTTCCGTTGATGCTTCCGTTTCTCTCCAAAAATCTCAAGAGAATGTGAATAAGTCTATTGAGGGTATTAATGTTGCGCAAAAAGGTCTTATCGAATCTCAAACCGATATGCAAAAAATGACTTATAAATTCGCTCAAGATACTTATCAGAATAGACTTTTGCAAGAACAATTTAAGGCTGAGTTGCAGAATTGGCAAGGTTTTGATGCTATGTATGATGCTCGCTTAAAAGCTTTCAGTCTCTACAATGTCATGCCGCAAGAAGTCGAGAAGAATGTCGCTCAAACTATGTCTTTCTATGCTTCGGCTTTCCGTGATATTGCTGACGGTAAGTATACGCTTAAACAGACAGAAAATTATGGGCGTTGGCTATCTATTCAGCAAACATTTGCGCATGCTGCTACTGTTCAAAGTAGTGCTGCATTAATGCAAGGTCGTGCCGCTTTGACCAATGCTAGTGCTAATGCTTCTTATCTGGGTAAATTAGGTAAATATTATGGCTCTTTAACTTCTGGTCAGAATATGACAAATGAAATGTCTCGGTATTATACCGATTTTATGTTAGGTAAAATGCCGCTTGGTAAAGCCGAATCTATTCTGCGTCAAACACCTTATAGGCATCTGTTGGATTTGAATATACAACAGAATGAATGGTCACTTAATAAGTTAATGCAAGAGCCGGATTTGATACGTTCTCTTAGTGGTATGTACAAATCAGAAGCTTCGCTTACTAATAAGCGTGTTGATAGTTATGATACCGATAAAATCTTTGAGCGTGGTGAATCTATTTCCCGTATGGTTAAGAATATCTCCGATGGTATTAGTAACTTTACACCTAAGCCTAGATTTAATAGAGGTTCTTCTGCGGGTAGCGAATCCACACCGCCACCGAGTGGTAGATCGTGGCTCGATGCGTATCGTGAAAATCCTAATTATAGCCCTACCGGCAATAGATAATAAATTAGGCGCAAAGGATAATTCCCTTGCGCCTTTTCATTATATTTTTTCTATTCTTACATGTGTTTCAATCGTTTCTCTTACTCCCTTAGTATTCTTTTTGCTTTTATAGCAATTCAGTCCGTTTTTACGTCTTCGACACTACCAAATAATTTAGTTAAATATCTGTTGATTGTACGTTACAATAATGCAAACACGTTTTTAAGTAATTCTCATTCAACATAAATACCTTCTGTAAAAATCCATATTTTTCTTATGAAATAATAAAAATTTATATTACACCCTTAATGTATCTGTTTTATATTTGTGTGCGTGCGCATTTTATACGTACGTACACAATTTAACTAAACAGATACTTTATTTTGGTTTGTCTGCCAGAAAAACCTTAGCTTTGCGCGGAAAAGTCTATAACTCTCTACTAACTACCTTTTTATGAAAATTTTCCCTGAAAATTCCTACTCTCTTGTTTGAGGTAGGCAAAAGCGGGAATACATATTCCCTAGTTACTGCGCTTTTGTTCCCCCTGTAACTATTTTCTTAAATAGTCTTAACAAATTTGGTGTTTTCAAATTTTATTTTTTATCTTTGCACCATGAAAAAGGAAATTATACAAATTATCCTCAAAGTCGCTATCTATGCGCTTGGGTTGATAGCTGCCTATTTTGGAGTCACTTCTTTGACTTCTTGCAGTACGTCTCACAATGTAGTTGCTAGTGGTCGCACTACTATTGTTACAGTTGATACCACAATTGTTAAACATAACGGTTTTGTCCGTTCTAAAAATTTTAAGCCTTATGGTGAAAATTAATTCTCGTTGTTTCATCGTAGAAGTCGACGGCGTTCAGTATGTAGTTAAGTATGGCAAAATTGATGAATTTATTTGTTTGTTTTTGCCTAGTGTAGTCATCGTTCAGTCAATGATTACTTCATATGTTTCTTGGGAACATGAGTATCAATGGTACAAACGTATTTAGTTTTTTTGCTTATGACGGCTAAAGATTATTTGACTGCTCTCAAAGTCATTAGAGAGATTCAGCGCAAACAGGCATATTGTAGTGGTCAATCTAAACTCTATCTTGCTGAAACGTTGAAGGAGATTGAAATGTATTGTCCTTTGGATTTTTCCAGAAGTGGCGGTCGTGTTATCGACAAGGTTATTTTAAGTTGTTATGATGGTAATTTATTTAATACATAGATATGGCTTTATTTCCGCGATGCAATAATCCTGTTCCTGTCGTTGGTCGACATGGTGTTACTCTTGTTGGTTGTCACTCGTGTATTCAATGCCGTGTTGCCGCACAGGAGCATCTTTGCAAAATACTCGAGGTAGAAGCTTCTAAACATAAATATGTTGAATTTATTACTAATACGTATGATGATGAACATCTTCCGTATATAGATACTTCTTATATGTATCCGTTTGGTTATGCTATTCGTGTTCCTAATCGGGTTATTAAGAAATATAATCGTAGAACTAAAAGTTTTTATCTTGTTGAGGATAAAGTTTCTAAGTCTTTTCAACTTACAGATTTTGGAACTATAGATACTGCTGCTATGCTTCGTGACTACTATGCACGTATTGCTAAATATTATAGTAGATTTCCTTTTCGGTCACGGGGCATACGTAATAATTCTGTTATCCCCATACTTTGGTATGATGATATACGAAAATATATTGGTCGTTTAAGAAAATGGTTTTTGAAAGAATATGGTGAAAAAATACGCTACTACATTATTTGCGAATACGGAACACAATCATTCCGTCCGCATTATCATATCCTACTATTCCACGACTCGCCTAGAGCGAGAGCGGATTTTAGGGATGTTCGGTCTTTGCCAATGTCCACAAGAGACAATCCCAGAGAAGTTTGTATTAAACTCGATTTGGCTCAATTATGGCTCTATGGTGATACGACTACAAAGGTTACCGATGGAAATATGCAAGAATACGTTTCTAAGTATCTTACACAACATTCTGATTTCCCTCGAGTGCTTGACAAGTTTCCACAAAGGAGTTTTCACTCAATCTTATTGGGTTCAAAGAGCAAATCAGAGATTAAAGAACTTTTTACCGTTAGAGACTTCGAAGCACTTACTACAGATTATGTTGTTAACAAAAAAGGTATCAGACGCCCTATTTCCATGTCAGATGCGTATTACTCTCAACTGTCCGTTAGATTTACAG